CAACACAGAACCTCTACAGGTAGATTCAGTGGTGCTGATCCTAATATGCAGAATATGCCTAGAGGTGGCACGTTCCCTGTTAAGAGAGTATTTGTATCAAGATGGGAAGGTGGCAAGATATTGGAAGCAGACTTTGCTCAGTTAGAGTTTAGAACTGCGGCCTTTCTATCACAAGATAAAACTGCAATGAAGGAGATTGAAGATGGATTTGATGTGCATAGTTATACTGCTAGTGTTATTACTGACGCTGGGGAGAAAACTTCTAGGCAAGAAGCGAAAGCTCACACCTTTGCACCCCTCTACGGAGCAACGGGGTTTGGGAGATCACCTGCTCAAGCTACATATTATAAACACTTCACGAAAAAGTACAAAGAGATTGAGCTATGGCACTCCCGATTGGCTAAAGAAGTTTTAAACGATGGTAAGATAACTACACCAAGTGGTAGAGAGTTTGAGTTTCCTGATGTACAGAGATACTCAAGTGGTAAGATATCACACTTCACACAAGTTAAGAACTATCCAGTGCAATCATTCGCTACTGCTGACATAGTGCCTTGTGTCTTACTTGATATTGAAGACAAACTAAAAAATTTACAATCATGTATAGTTAATAGTGTGCATGATAGTATAGTGATAGACGTACATCCATCTGAAGAAAAAGAGGTTCTAACTGTAATAAAAACTGTAGATAGCATCTTGAAAAATTTAATTCAGATACAATTTAAAATAGAGTTCAATGTGCCACTAAAATTAGATGTAAAGTTAGGGGATAATTGGCTTGACACTAAAGACGTTGTATGATAAAACTAAGGAACTTTTATAGGAGATTATTTACATGAGCAATATTGTAAGCATAAATACAGATAATTATTCTGCGATGGCAAAAGCTATGGGTATGGAACAAGAAAGCAGTAAGTCTGCAAGTACACTACCTAGATTAAAACTTTCAAAAGAAACAATAATGGGTCAAAAAGAAGTTGATGGTGTTATGGAGACTGTTGTTAAAGTAAATCCTGGATCATTCTTTTTAGAGTTTCCTGAAGAAAACGATACCCACTACTATGCAAAAGGTTTAACCATACGACCTTTTATGCAAAGATTTTTTTTAAGAAAATGGGTTAATGGTCTTGAGGGTAAAAAAGGCTACTTCGTTAAGTCCTTAATGTCTGACAACTTGAATGTAGACCTCAAAGATAGTGGTGGCACTTTTAACTGTGGTAGACCTAGTGGGTATATTAAGGACTTCAAAAGTCTTGATATAAAAATGCAAGAGCAAATTAAAGCAGTAGATAGAGTAAGAAGTGTTTTTGGAACTGCGACTTTTGACAAAGTTATAAACAGCGATGGCACTGATTCAGATAAAGAAATAAAAGATGTTCCTTTTATTTGGGAAGTTACTGGTGCAACTGCATACAAAATAGTAGGTGAAACTTTTAAGGCACTTTCAACTATGAAAAGATTACCTGTTCAGCATAGTATGAAATTAACAACAGAAGCAAAATCTTTACAGAGTGGTGGCTCATTCTTTGTTCCAAAAATAAATCCTAACTATAAACAAGTTTTAAAAGTAGATGAAAAAGAACAAGAAATTTTTGGTAACTTCATAGCTTGGGTTGAGGGATTTAATGGGTATATATCATCATCTTGGGATGAAAAGAATCGCAACAACGTATCTGAAGAGGATATGAAGGTTGTAGACGAGTTCATTGAAGTTGATGATAATGACGAGAAGTAATAATCCCTTCAAGGTTCATAACATAAACTATCTTTCTCCGAGTAGTATAAATACTTATATTAGTGATACTCCAATGTGGGTTGCTAGATATTTATTCAATGCTAAATCTCAAGGTGGNGCAGGTGCTATGCGAGGTATAGCAGAAGAGTTTGTACTATCAAATAAGTATGAGAAAGGTTTCTTTGACTTTGATCTTTTAGATGTTAAATTTATGTCACTGTGTGCAGAAGCTAATCTAGATTTAGGTGATATGAAAACAATCAAAGAAAAGAAAGTCTTGAAAGACTATGGTAATATAATAGATAAAAACTTTAACTATGAAACTCTTGAAGATTACCAAGAGAAAGTTGAAGTAGAGGTTGAGGATCTACCCGTGCCAATAATGGGGTATATTGACTTCAGATTCAAAGACACTATAGTAGATCTAAAGACAACAAGTAGGATGCCTTCAAAGCCAACTGAAGCACAACACAGACAAATGGCTTTGTACTCTATGGCATATCCTAAAAAGAAAGTGGAACTGTTCTTTGCTAGTCCAAAAGACTACAAAAAGTTTCCATTAAAGAATCTGTCTGCGTACAAAAAGCAATTAAAGAAAGTGGCTTTTAGTATACAGAAGTTTTTGTCTATCAGTGATGATAAACATGAGTTGGCTTCTCTAGTTTATCCTAACTATGATTCTTGGATGTGGTCTAGTGACATGAAAGATAAAGCTAAAAAAATATGGAATGTTACGTAGTGTCTCCTCACAGAGCGTATCGTAATGCATTAAAAAATGGATATAGGAGTGGCTTAGAGCATAAACTTTCTCTCTATCTTAAAAGTCTAAAGTATAAATTTGCATACGAGACTATAAAAATAGAGTGGCAAGATTTAGCTTATCGCACCTATACTCCAGATTTCATACTTAAAAATGGAATAATAATAGAGACAAAAGGTAGATTTATAGCTGCTGATAGAAGAAAACATCTTGCCATAAAAAAGCAACACCCTTCTTTAGATATTAGATTTGTATTTGAAAACAGTAGAAACAAACTTAGAAAAGGTGCTAAGTCAACATATGCACAATGGTGTATCAAGTATGGCTTTCGTTATTACGATAGAATAATACCCGAAGATTGGTTAAAAGAAAAGGGTAAGGATAAACACCCAAAGTTTATTAAGTATAATGGAATTAAAATAAAATAGGGAGACTATACATGAAAGACAAACAAGGCAAACCACCAGGAAGAGATGATTTTTTCTTAGTAATGAGTCCAATGGTGGATGACGAGAATAGATGGACTGGTGATTTTCATATTAATATAATCACTCAGCACGATAACAAATTAGATAGAGATGATTATCTAGCTATAATGGACTATGTAAGATTTACTGCGGCCTCTGTGTCGTTGATGGAAACAAATCCTAGATATAGAGAAATGTTAGAAGAACAAGCAGACATACATCTTCCAAGAGAAAAAGTTAAAAAGTCGTTGAAAACAGTTAAAACGAATGATAATGTCATAACAGTTGATTTCAAAAAGAAAGATTAATATGTTAAGGCATTTGGAGTACATGAAGATGAGAGCAAAACAAGCCGAAGAACAGTCTGATAGTGTAGAGATACAAGACATGGTAAACAGTCCACCTCACTATAACAAGAGTGGTATAGAATGCATTGAAGCTATCAAAGCTATGACTGGAGAAGGTTTTCAATTTTATTTACAAGGAAATATTATGAAATATCTTTGGAGATACAGATATAAAAACGGTGTAGAAGACCTAAAAAAAGCAAAATGGTATCTCAGTGAGCTTATAGACAACGTTGAGGAAGATGATACAACTTAAAGTTTTATGTACTATTTATGTAGATGAAGAAGAATATCCGATACCTGCTGATGGCAAGGTAGAAATAGAAGTAGAAGACTACTTGCAAGATGTCTTCCACGACATGGAAGGTTTGAAAGTAAAAAGTTTGAAAGTTATTAGGAGTGACAGATGAATAATTATTTACCCACAGATTACCAAAATTTTATTGCGTTGTCTCGTTACGCAAGATGGAAAGATGACGAACAGAGAAGAGAGACATGGTTGGAAACTGTGGATAGATACTCTGATTATATGGAAAATCACCTTAATAAAAAGCATGGTTATAATCTAACCAAGGCTCTGAAAGAAAAACTAAACAATGCTATTGTATCGTTAGGTGTCATGCCTAGTATGAGAGCATTAATGACTGCTGGTGTAGCTTTAGACAGATGCCATGTTGCAGGATATAACTGTAGCTATATACCCGTTGATAGTCCTCGTAGCTTTGATGAATGTATGTATATACTCATGTGTGGAACTGGAGTAGGATTCTCTGTTGAAAGAGAGAATGTAGACAAACTACCTATAGTCAATGAGCACTTTGAGGATAGCACTACAGTTATAACTGTTGCAGATAGCAGACCAGGATGGGCGAAAGCTTTGAGAGAGATGATCGCTATGTTATACGTAGGACAGATACCTAAATGGGATGTCTCACAGATAAGACCTGCAGGTGCTAGACTAAAAACATTTGGTGGTAGAGCATCAGGTCCTGCTCCTCTAGAAGATCTATTTAAGTTTTGTATTGAGAAATTTACAGGAGCAAAAGGTAGAAGACTGTATCCTATTGAGTGCCATGATATCATGTGTAAGATAGGAGAAGTTGTAGTCGTTGGTGGTGTTAGACGATCTGCTCTCATCTCTCTGTCTAACTTAGGCGATGATCAAATGCGTCATGCTAAGTCTGGTCAATGGTGGGAGAATGAAGGACAGAGAGCACTAGCTAATAACTCTGTAGCATTTAAAGGTAAACCTGAGATGGGCACATTCATGAGAGAGTGGACTGCTTTATATGAATCTAAGTCAGGAGAACGTGGTATCTTTAATCGTCAATCTGCTAAAGTAAAAGCAAGTGAGAATGGCAGACGAGATGACAACTATTACTTTGGTTGTAATCCTTGTAGTGAGATCATACTTAGACCATATCAGTTTTGTAATCTTACTGAAGTTGTTGCACGTGAAACAGATGACTTAGAGTCCTTAAAAGATAAAGTTAGAATGGCTACAATATTAGGTACATTCCAATCCACACTTACAGACTTTAAATACCTACGTAAAATATGGAAAGACAACACTGAAGAAGAAAGATTGCTAGGAGTTTCACTAACAGGTATTCTTGACTGCCCTATCCTAAATAGTAATTATTATGAGTTGGCAGATGTTTTAGAAGAATTAAAACAAGTAGCTATAGAAACTAACAAGAAGATAGCCAAAGACTTAGGCATTCCTCAGTCAACTGCTATCACTTGTGTTAAGCCTAGTGGCACAGTGTCTCAGCTAGTTGATAGTGCAAGTGGCATACACGCAAGACATAACCCTTTTTACATTAGAACTGTGCGTGGTGACAACAAAGATCCACTTACTCAGTTTATGAAAGAGGCAGGCATACCCATAGAGCCTGATGTTATGAAGCCTGATAGTGTATCTGTATTTAGTTTTCCTATGAAGTCACCGACTGGTGCTATTACTAGAACTAAGATGACTGCAATAGAGCAACTAGATTATTGGCTACTGTTTCAAAGACATTGGTGTGAACATAAACCCTCTGTTACTATATCTGTCAAGGAACACGAATGGATGGATGTAGGAGCTTGGGTGTATAGAAACTTTGACGAGGTATCTGGAATATCTTTCTTACCTTTTAGTGATCACACTTATGCACAAGCACCCTATCAAGATATTGACGAAAAAGAGTACATAGAGTTGACAAAGAAAATGCCATCTGCTATAGATTGGAGTAAGCTTCAAGAGTTTGAGAAAGAAGATACAACTACGGGAACTAAAGATTTAGCTTGTGTTGCAGGTTCTTGTGAAATTGTAGATATTGAAGGGAGATAGATATGAGAGAGATGTTATTATCAGCTTTAAAATCCTACTATGTAGGACATATAAATAAACATATTGCTAATGTTGAGATATACTTGAGTAGATCTACTGGTATTGGAGAACATTCTGATATCATAGAAGCTATGGATAAAGAGATAGCAGAGATTGGTAAATACGATGATAGATTATCAATGATACTAAAGTACCTTGAGAGAAAGTCAAATGTCCAAGAAGAAGAAAAGAAATCCAAATCTAAGTAAGTATGATGCACCTCTACGCATACAATTTGATAGAGGTGTTAATGCTTTCAAAGGTAAGCAGTATATAAAGAATGTGAAAGGACACAAAGTCATAGCGACAGAGAGTCCATATCATCTAAACTCTATGCAGTATAGAGAGTGGCAAAGAGGTTTTAACCATGCTTACTTTAAGCAGTTGGAGAAAGTAAAAAAGGATGAGGCTGGAAGAGGAAGCTAGAAAGTATATGGAAAAGCACAATAAAACTTTTCCTAAACGATTAGAAGAAATTATAGAGAACTTGAAGCGAATAGAAACAATCGCTGAAGTTACGTTAAAAAAGTTAAAGGAGTTAAATAATGCAAAAAATAACTCCAACACATGATCTGTCTTGGTATTTAAAATGGACAGGTTCAATGTTCATCATGTCAGGGATAGTATGTAGAGCAGTAGGAGTTTTCCCCTTGTTTGACCTCTGCTCTTCATTCATAGGCACTGGGTTGTTATCAGCTATGGCTTATCTCTGGCATGATAGAGCATTACTGATGGTTAATGGGGTAGCTTGTGCCGCATTAGCTATGGGTATTCTTAGACATATATCTACTTAATTATCTTTACCTATATTCTTTGGTAGTGGTTGCTGATTCTTGTATGTCTTTGACATATGTTTAGGTAAGTATTCCCAATAAGGTGTTTCTCTTCTTCTTTCAAAATAGTTAAGTCTAGCCTTTTTAAACAATTCAACACCATGACTATCTAACAAAACTGCTTTACCATAGGCAGTAGCTGCTTGTTTAACTTCATTTATCATCTGTTTTTTCTCATATGGCAAAGCTTTTTTGTAAGCTTCTGTTTGTATTAGTTCTAAACCATACTGATGAAACTGAGCACCTGTATATCCTTCTAACATCGCATATTGTTCTAAACTTAGCTCAACTCTAGTGCCATCAAATCCTTCAATAGACATTTTTCTAGAGGGTCTACTATGAGCATATTCCATTTTAACTAATTCTTTTGCAAAGGGGTCATCTTTTATGGAGTATTCTCTAGTTATACTTCCTACAACCTCTAAGATATCGCTAACTAATCCTCTATCTTCATACTGTTCTAAGTACATTAATCTACCAAACATATCATGTCTAATAGGTAAATCACGTCTTAGAAAAGGTATGGCATCTTTTATGACATCCAAGGCAGTATAAGTATCTCTAATAAAAGGATCACTAGTTCTACCATAAGATCTAAGAACGTTAGGTGTTACTGCACGAGCTGCTTGTTGTGAGAATTTATCTAATGCATATTCATATGTGTTAGTTCCACCCTCTGCAGCTTTAGCAAATTGCTCTATGTCTTTTGATAGTTGAGCTATACCTGTTAACATTGCTTTATCAGCTATATTTGCCCAAGCAGAAGCTATAGTCATAGATACTCCTGTTGATAAATATTTTTCTAAATCGGCATATTTATCTGTGTCTTTTATAGCACCCATACGTCTATATATCTCATATATATCTGCACCAAATCCTATTGGTGTGGCAAAGGGGTCAAAACGATTAAAGCTATATGTTTTATCTCCTATTCTTATGGCTTTGTCTTGAAAGCCTAGACCTTGAGTTTTTACCATGTCTTGCTTATAGCCATCAGTTGTTCCTGTTATAACACCTTGAGACGCTAATATAGTTCCTCCTGCTATGACACCACTACCTGCAAGTATTCTGCCTATAGCTTCATCAGCTTCTGCACCACCTTTTGCTATAGCTCTAAGTATTGCAGGATTACCTAGAGCAAAGAATGAGTTAGTTAAAGAATATCCTGCCAAGTTTAGTGGTGTTCTTACGAAAGGTAAATATGTAGCAGTTATATTACCTAGTACAGGAACTCTTTTTATTTTAGCTACACCAGAAGCTATTTTGTTATCTTTTGTAAAAGTTATTCTTGCCGCATCTTCAAGAGCTGCTTTCTCTAGTTGAGCTGGAGTGTTATTTATTATTTTACTTACAAATTCACCATGCTTTCTAGTTCCAGGAATCAGTCCTTCTTTAGCAGCTCCTCTATATGCTTGTTGATACACAAATGCTGACTTACCCATTGTTTTAAACAAAGCATCAGTAGCTAACAATATCTTTCCAGGAAATCTAACAACACCCCCAACTATTCTTCTACCTATCCCAGCACCCTCTTGAGCACCAACTCCGACTATCTCTTCATACTCACTTCTACTCATTCTTTTTAGTTCAGGTGGTAGATCACCGTCTCTTAATACTTTTAAAAAGTTTTTTCCTGCCTCAAGCATAGAGTGTGCAGTTCCCATAGTTCTACCAGCAACTTCACTAAAATAAACTCTGTCTTTTGGAGCTTTGAGAAAAGGAGAACGAATAGCACCGACCACTGCTGCAGTTGGTGTTGCTATGATTGTTTCATATAATTGTGTAAATGCGTTACCAACAGTGTTAACTAAGTATGTACTTGGAGAGGATAGGTAGTTAAAATATATAAACTGATTTAGTTTATCTGTTTTGGTGTCTGTAAACTTATCTTTTATAAGTTTGTTTAATGCTTCGTCAGTGTTACTTGCTAAGTCTTGTGCTGCTTTACTTATTTTAGCTATATCTCCACCTAATACTGCAGCAGTTAATTCACTTATTTGTTTATTTCTAATACTGCTATTATTCCCTACGGGAATGTTGAAAGCTTGTAAAGTTCTACCTGCATTTGCTTGTAATCCTAATACTTTTTCTTGTATAGCTCTATGCCTCAACACAGCTTTAGCTAATTGACCTTGTGCCTGTGCTCCACCTTGACCTGATGCAATTAAGTCTGCTAATGATTTTACTTTATCTGCAGACGCTATAAATAATTGCCTTGTTGCAGTTACCAATTCTGGAGAACTAGGTTTTTCTCCTAATTGTTTAAAAAATTTTTCAAAGTTTTCTTCTGTTAAACCTAATTTCTTAGCTCTTTTTTTGGTGGCTTCATTACTTGCTTTACTACCCACTACTTTACCAAACTGTAGTGCATTCTGTTTACTGATGTTCTTAACCATATCGCCAACACCATCGTTGACAGTTTCAAATAAATCTTTACCCTCATTGTTTTTAAACTTTATTTCTAAATTAACTTCAGGTCTTATTTGTCCTCCAGGAGTTCTATAAACAGAATTTATTTTTGCAGCATCAAATATAGGATTAGGTAATAGTGCTTTTGATTTTCCAGTATTCTCTAATAAGTCTACAGTCTCATCTGATGCTTTCTTGGCATTTATAGCCTCTTCAGCAGAATCAACTGTCTCTTTACTAAGTGCTTTTCTTACAGGGTCTTTTGATCCTTTAAATAACAGTTTAGCTGCTCTTACACCTATTTCTATAGGGAAAGCTACTACAGCGTCTTCTATAGCCATCTTCAACCTAGACTGTGCTTCTGTATCTTTAGGGTTAGACTTTAATGCATCTATAGCGTCATTTACACCAGGAACTTCAGTTAGTTCAGGTATCTGTGCTAATATATCAGATAGTCTTCCCTCATCTCCTGCAGACACAAGCTGTGATCCCACAACAGAATCAGCAACATTGACAGCAAACTTAGCTCCTTTTGATTTTGGGTCTTTTATCTTTAAGCCTTTGGTACGTATTCGTCTAGCTAAAAGTGTACCTGCAATAAAACGTGTTAGGTCACGACCAATCTGACCTGCTATAGTTTCGTTTTTGTCTACTTCGGGAAGGATGAAAGGACTATCAGAAGTTTCTATCTCTATATCCTCTTCAGTCTTTCTTTTTATGGTAGGAACTCCATCACTAAAATCTAATCCATAAGGTACTTTTTTAGTGAAGTAGTCTGTTATTGTATCTTCTAAATTAAGAACACCTTGAGCAGCATCTCTAATACCACCAAAGAATGCTTTTGCTGTCTCACCTACAACTGTAGGCTCTTCTTCTTCTTTTTTTTCGTAGTAAGCTATAGATTCATTTAGTTTTATATTATCATTCATCTTGTTAATAGGATTACGATTAGATGAATATTTATCTAAATTTAATTTTTCACGAATCCTATCTTTATAAGTTATAGGCTTATTATTTCTACGTTTATCTTTTAGCTCTTGTAGATAATTAGTCATTTTTATGTCCTTACTAATCTAAGTTATCTAATAGAGAATCTGTATAGTTAGGACCCATTATTTTTTCTATGGCATCTAGTTCTTTAGCTAATTGCTCTTCAGCATTTTTGTCACCATTTTTTGCTAACTTAGCTAAATTTTTTAGTTGTTGCATATTTTGAGGTAGATTAGCACCACCAGCAGTTGAACTCATTCCTGGATACTGTATGCCTAATATATTAGGTATTTTACCACCCGCTTTAATTCTTATAAACAAATTATTTTTTTCTTCTATTGGTATGTTAAGTGCATCTATAGCAGCTATAACTCTTTTATCTATGGTATCCCCACTAGATGAAGCTAATAATTTTTTCACATCTGTTGGTACTGAGCCTGGAGTCACAGCTATATCATCTCTACTAGCTGTTGCTTTAGTCATACCACCCACTCGTGTGTCTATACCCCTCTTTATTCTTGAACTAACATCTGTTCCTAATCCTAATGCAGATAACAAACTACCTTGTGGTTGAGATACTTTTAAATTACCTACATCAAATTTAGGTGTTTTTACTAATTTATTCACTACGTCTTGAACTGTTAAACCACTCTCCTCTGAGTATTTAGTTGTTCCATCCCATAATCTATTTGGATCACCTCTGTAGTCTTCATCTAATGCTAATTTAGCCAACTGAGTTGTTAATCCTGCTTTTACAATAGATGCAGCTTTTGGCAAACTAAAGTTTAAACCAACTAAAGTATCTATTTCATCTCTAATAGTTTTCTTTTCTTTCTTTATTTCTTCTTCGTTTTCTAGATATTTATTTAAACCTATTTTTACAGTGTCATCAACTAGTTCATTAGTTCTCTCAACATCTTTATCAATAGCTTTGCCTACTTCAGTTGCAAATCCCTCTACAAAACCTCCCCAAAAACTCATGATGCTCTCCTAGACATTAAACCCATAGGCTCTTCTTCAGCCTCTACAGTTTCTTCTTCCATCATTTCTTCTTCGTTCTCGTCTAGACTTTGCTCTAACTCTTCTAGCACGGAAGCTATGTTAGCATCTTTAGTTTCTTCTTTTATGTCTTCTTCCATACCAGTATTGTACTTAACACCTGCCTTGTCTCCCACAAGCATCATCATTTCCATGAGCACGGGTATTACCATCATACCAGTATCAATGGTATGTCTGCCTTCCATGACACCTGCAAGTTGTATTGTATTAGCTAATGTTGTTATTGGCACACCTGACTCAAGTACCCCTACAAGTTGTTGTACAAAAGATGGGTCTTGCATTCTAGTTAAATAGTCTTGCATAACCTCATCAACAGTTACAAGTTTAGGTGGTGTTTGCCAAGGTCTAGCTCCTACTTCATGAGTAAGTGCCATTCCCGGTGTTGGTGCGTCAAATCTAGGCTGTTCCTGTTCCATTTCTCTCATCTTCTATTTTCATTAATACTTCAGCTATCTTGGCATTCTGATCTATGCCTTGAGGCTCTTTATTGTTTTTCATAGCGAGTGTTTTTCTTATCATTAAACCATCGCCTTCCATTTGATTAGAGCCATTATTTCTCATACGAGAAACTAGTAATTTCATATTTTTATATATTCTACCCGATGGATTTGTTTCCATATTAACTTCCTCCAAAAGCACTTGAGATAGCAGCTGCTCCAAGTTTACCTATAAGACCTCCAACTGCAGCCCCTCTTGTTCCTGAAGCTGCTCTTTCAGCGGCTTCTTTCTGTGCATCTGCACTAATGTTGGCAACAGTCATGTCTCTTATTCTATCAAACTCACTCTCAGAACTCTTCCATGCCCACTCCATAGTGTCTGCATAGAACTGCCATAAGTTATTATACTGTTCGTTAGATACATCTAATACAGCTTTGGCATTAAGCTCGTTGGCACGATTAACTATTGAAGTATCTGCTGTAGCTAGTTCTCTTCGCCACACTGCATTGTTTTGTGCTATAGCTAACTGATTAGTAGCATTGAATTGGTCACGTTGATTAGCAATCTCACTGTTAAATCTTTGTAGGGTGTTTAGCTCTCCTGCGTTGAACTGTGCTTGTGCGTTTGCTTGAGATGCATTCGCTTGTCCTACTGTAGCCGCAAGGTTAGCAAAAAACTGTTCTACTTGATTTTGTGATGTTGCATTGAACTGTCTAGCGGCATTCTCAGCAGCTTGATCTGTAAAGAGTGACTGTATTCTTTGCTGTGCATTGAACACATCCATCTGCTGTCTATTAGTTAAATTAGTCATGTCCATCTGTAAGAAAGACTGTGCATTCTGCACTGCTGCTTGTTGTCTATTTGTTAAGTTGGTTGTGTCTAAGTTTGCTAGTGCAGAGGCTTGAGCAACAACTAAAGCTTGTCTATTAGATAAATTGTTTAGATTTACAGTGTTTGATAATCTGCTGTTTTCTAAAAGCACTTGCTGTTCAGATGTAAAGTTTTGATTAGCTATATCACTTATCTTTGCGGCATTTTGCACTCTCGCTTGGAAACCTTGGTCAAACTCTTGACCTATAAACTGTGCTCTCTGCTGAGCTGCTAACATAGCTCTTTGTTGTCTATTTGATAAGTTTTGTGTCTCAAACTGTGCTTGTACACTTGCATCTGCTTGTGCTATTGGAAGTGCTGACTCCATAGCAGCTTGTATTAGAGCTTGACCTGCAATGCTAGATGCACCCAAACCTCTTTGTTGCATAACTGCGTTCACACCTCTGATAGCTCCTGCCGCCCACGCTGGTGGATTAGTGGCATCAAAGGTAGCAGTTAATGTGGCAAGTTGTCCTGCTACAGTTGCTTTATCGCTAGGAGTTGCAGTGGCTGCTTGTACTTGCTCAGTAAACTTTTTAGCAGTCTCTGCATTAGCTACCTCATTTATAAGCTCTCCTTCACGTACTTGTCTTTGTACGGGATTCTCTATGAGTATAGCGTTACCTTGAGCCGCTTGTAGATTACCCACGCTTGAAGCAGTTTCTTGAGCGGCTACAACTTGTGCCTTGTTGCTTATGTCACTTTGAGCGGCTTGATTAGCTGATATTGCATTTCCAACTGCAGGAGCAACTTTCTCTACTTGTAGTGCATCTGCTTGTGCTTTTTCGGGTGTAAGTGTTTGTGTGGTAGTTGCTTGAAAAGTTTGTGCTTGAGTAGGCTGTTGTAACTGACCCTCTCTTGGATCAATAAACTGTCCTGGCTGTTGTAGAGTCAACTGCGGCTGTGTAACAGCACCTACCGGTATAGCACCTGTTTGTGCTAACGTTGCAGATACTTGTCCTATGCCTTGAGGTTCACCACCAGTCTGTCCATATGCAGGTATCTGACCCTGTGCCTCTCCTAGTGTAGGTACATAAGACTGTGTTAGTGGATTGAATTGTTGTTGACTTACTTGCTCTCTAGGTGTAGGTATCCCTGGAGGAATAGATGGAAATCCTTGACCCGGCATTCCACCCTCTTGCATTCTAACAACACCACCACGAGCCATTTGCTTTGCAGCATCTTGGAAGACAATCATCTGTCTTTTCTTCTCAGGGTTTTGTTCTAAGTAATTATCAAAGTTTTCCATACTACCTGCATAACCCATACGATTGGCTATCTTTTGTAATCCTTGTGGCTTAAAGCCTTTGAACATTGCCATTATTTAGTTCCCATCAATATCTTGTCTAACTTATCTTCTAATCTTCTCATCGCATCCATTATCTCATGGACATCATCCTTAACGTCATCTTTACGTGCATACTCTTCTCGTGTTTTGTTAAGGAGTATTTGTATACGCTTGACCTCTTGAAACATCTTGTTAAATGCCCAACCGAATGGTACAACGACCATAGTTAGGATTATATTCCAAAATAACATTGCGTCTATTTCCATTTATGCCTCGTCAGGAAAATCACATATAGGTGCATTGCCTGTTGGCTTACCATCACTATCTACAGGTACATCAAACAATTTCATAAACTCTGTTACATTAGTACAGTTATTTATTTTATCTTCTATTGTTTTTGTTGCAGTTCTTACATCTGTTCTATATTTACTTATATCACTTGGTATGTCTGTACCTGCTTCTGCTTTACGTGTAACATACCAATCTGTTTTACTTAACAGACTATTAGCTGTTGTTTTTGTTTGTGCAGACCAAATTGATTTTAACCCTAGTGTAACTACTTGCTTACCATCTTTGTCTACTATTGCCTTACCATCTTTATCTACTTCATTTGTATCTGCGAGTTTTCTTTCAACACCTTTTGACCAATAGAATCTTTCATCATAACTTGTGTCATCTTCGGCTTCCCATGTTAGACCAAAACCTTTTTTATCTTCATTAGACCATATCATCCAATTACTAGGATGTTTTGTACCATCCTTGTCTGTCCAACTTTTACCTTCTTTTATGTTAACACCATTGTGTTTCCAAACCATTACTGTCTCCTATCTTGCGTTTGCATACTTAAAAGGTGCTTCGGCAAATGCTGCGTATATTACCAACTCACCACTACCATTTTCATAAACATCACCACTTCTTAATTTAAATCCATTTGATAAAAAATCAATATCATACTCATTAGTTACTTCTGATGTAGACACATTTAATAATATAATATGTCCACCCTCATCATTTGTTGGTTGTCTTGCTATATCATGCAATCTCCAATCGGCACTTCTAGCAGTATTTTTAATTAAAACCCACGCAGGTCTGAAGCCTGTGTAAACAAATGTGCCATCTGCATTTCCGTTGCCAGTAAAATTGCCAAACTTTGAGTAGCCATCTACAGAATGAAACATATAACCAACCATACTACCACCACTACTATTGTTAGTATCACCTCCGTTAACACCTACACTGAATACCGAGCTTGTTGGAGTTGTATCATTCCAAGTAGATTGACCATCTATGGTAGCACCACTACCTTCTAAGACCACATAGTCTGTGTTGTCACCATAATATACCATCCAACCTGTACCTGCTTGGTCACGACTTTTAACAATCATAAAATTTGGTGCTTGTGAAAGTCCATGCTTTATAGTTCCTGCACTTCCTGTTGCTTCATATTTTACTATACTAAAACCTGCTGTAGTGTTTGCTTGAAACGTACTATCTATAGTTCCTACTCCTGTCGCACTTGCATCATTAGTTGTGCTAGATGCTCCATTTGCTTTCCAACTCCAACCTACGTATGTATGTAAAGCATCATCTCCACCATTGACTGCTTCATATCCTGCATTTGGATAACCACTTTGAGCAGGTGCTTGACCTAATGTAAATCCATCAGTATCAAAAGAAACAAATCCACCATCACTTCTTCCATCACCAGTAGTTTGACCATTGGTNCTATTAGGTTGTAATAAATTAACAGTGCCAACAAAACCAGAAGTAGAACCATTACTAGTAGGGTGACTAGAATCAATAAGCATAGGTGATGTATTACCACTTCTTTTTTTAATTATTACTAAATCAGGCTTAAATCCAAGTCCAGTTATGGCTCTGTTGTCTGTATTGTTTCCTGTCCATAATAAAGTATTAAAATGGTCATCAGCTTGTGTCAAAGAATTAGGACTTATTGTTGGTTCAGGTAGGTTAGATGTGCATAATGCTAAATGTCCTGTTGGAACTGCATAGTAGAAGTCTCCATTCCCATTTGCATCTGTGTTGCCTTGTGCTGTTTTAGTTCCTGCAAAACTTGAATCTTGACCAAAGTTATAATAATTGAAATTCCAAAGATTACCCCCACTATTTGTACCAAAGTTATAGGGAAAATATAAATCACCTGCTGTTAATGTGCTATCAGTTCTAGCTAATGAATTGTTCCAATAATATTTTAATGTTCCTGCATCACTGTCTAAAGCAATTCCTAATATGCCTTGCTCTGCACTTGCTGTGGCTTCGTCTGCTTTATTAGTACCATCTACAGGGTTAGATGTTGAACTAAGATTTTTATATATTGTATCATTACCCCTTATGTAAGCAAGACCTGCTCTAGCTCTAAGATTATCTCCAACGTCACCACTTTGGTCTTGTTCTGCATGAAAAAAAGTTGAATTTACTACCCCTGCATATGGCATATAATAATTACTTCCATTACTTGACACACTATTAATTTCCCAATACCACTTACCAGAGGTAGGAACACCAAAAGTTGATGTGTGAACGTGTTGGTCAGTTTGTCCTACTTTTAAATTTCCTTCAGATATATTGTCAGTAGTTAAAGCAAAAGAAAGGCTATTCATTGTAGCAAAGTTATTCTCAGGACAATCAGGCATATTTGAGTCTGATGCGACTAAATTAGTAGAGGTGTAATGATTATCGTTGCCACTTGTATCTGCACCTATTGTTGACGCTGATGCTGTGCCAGTTCCAGTTTGTTTAAACTGCAATCTAAAACCATTAGTACCATATGAACTAGAATATCCTTTAGGTATCCATACACCATTTTTTGTTTCACCAAAATATGAAGCATCATATTGTGTACCATCAATAAAGTTCACTTCTGCTATATAGCCATCAAAATGTGCATAACCAGTTCCTATTTGATGAGCAACATTACCATTAATTCCATAATCAGTATTTTGTGAATAAGCATTATTTGTAGCAAAAGATGTTTCTTGAACACCATTTACATATATTTTTAATCTGTTATCTGCTGTGCCATCCGTTGTATCAAATGCAAAAACTATATGATACCAAGAACTAACATCTCTAAATCGTCTATTAGTAATTCTAAAATATGTTGATGAACCTGCTACATTTAATTTATCATTAGTATCAAACCATATATCTGTACGACCAGTATCGCCTGACCCATTTGCTCGTAAAAGACTATTGTCTGCACCTAACTCACATCTTTTTATCCACATACTTAATGTGTGTGTTTTTCTGTTACTAGCATTTGGTGTTTTTTCTAACTTAGCAGAACTTCCATCATCAAACCTCAATGACTGTGTAGCAACACCATTGTAAAAGTTATTAGGGTTAAAAAACTGTGATGAACCTGTTAAGTTACCTAGTAATGCCACTATGCAAATGCCTTCTGTACGTTACCTAATAATATGTTACTAGCTGACTGAACCACGTAAGGTATCATATCAACTGAATTAGCATCGGTGCTAAGAGTTATACCTGCACCACCTGCTGTTTCATAGTCTGTGCCTAGAGATAGTGTTCTACTACCTGTACCATCTTGTATACAGATGATAAAGCCTGACTGCCCTATCACTTCTGTTGTTGGGTTAGCAAGTGTTACATTACCTGTGAATGTCAAGATAAAGTTTTGGTATTGGCTAAAGTCAAGTGTAACACTACCTGTATTAGTTGTGTCGGTAAGTGTATCTGCTCCACCTGCTAATAATGCTAAATCTGCTGCTTTGCTCATCTATTCACCTTTCAATGCTTTCACTTCTGCTTCAAGTGTTTCTATTCTAGTCATAGCTTCTTGTAGTGCTTTTACTGCTTTCATGTAAAGTATGGAATATTTGACTGTTTTAGTTGTTGTTCCTAAACTTGTAATTACTCCGTCTTGTTCCTCTGTATCAACATCATCTGTAACAAGTCCATTCATTCCTGCTGTTTCTACTTCTTGAGCAATAACACCCAATCTCCAATGTGCATCTGAATCACCAGTAGCGACATCTGTTTTAAATTTAAACTTACGAACTTTAAGTGCTTTTATGTCATCCCATTGAGATGTAGCATCTGATATTTGTTCTTTAAGTTTTATATCTGATATTGCACCATAACTATTGTCATGATTTTTTACATCTCCATCAGAATCTATATAAAATCTGTTAGTTGTGGAATCTCTACATTCTAAGAATTTAGCAGAATTATTATCAGGTGAAGAGTTTTTAAAACGTATTTCCATTATATATTGAGCACCGGGGGATGAATTTGTATTATGAAAAAGAGTGTTATAAGTACTAGAACCAGCATCCACAAATTGATTTGCGTTTGTTGATGTTGGTGCTGCACCACTATTAAATGTACATTTTATTGGACCACCTGAAACATTTAATTTAGTGTTTGATATAGTAGTAGTAGTACCCATGCAAACTTGGTCACTTCCTGCATCAAGAAACAATAATGCTGTATCTGCGTCACCCTCAAAACGAGTGTCCATATCTGCACCACCATTATTGAAAACAGTAGCACCTGAACTAAATTTTACAATTTCTACACCACCAGTTTCTATTTTAACTTCGTTAGCATCACTAAAATTTATAAATGTGTCTGTATCACCTGAATGAATAATTTTATCAGGAATAGTTAAATCACTTGATAATGTAGTATCACCTGTTACACCAAGTGTACCTGCCATAGTAACATTACCATCAAACGTACCACCATCTGCTTTACTTACAGTGTCTGCTACCGAGAACACATCATAGACTACAATCTGTACTGAGTCACTTACAGTAGCACCTGTATCTAGCACGACTGTTGTACCTGTAGTTGCTGTGTAGTCAGATGGTATGAGAAGCACACCATTTTGATATACGTCTATGTATGCACTGTCTGTGTATGCAAGTGTCTGACTATTGTTATCACTACCACTGAAGCTCGTTTGCCCTGCTGTGGCTGTGTAATCAAAAACTCGTCTTACTCCATTTGAAGGAGATGTTCCTATGTATGGCATTTTTACTCCTTTGGGTGCTTATCTTTAACAGCTTTAATAGTCTTCTTCCAACCATCAATGCCATTATGGTATAAGTCATCTAATTGGTCTGCTATAGATGGATATGCTTCTGCTCTATCTCTCTGATACTTGTTATTGTTGTATGAGGTTTCTAGTTCTGCCATTTTTGTCTTTATGTCTGCTTTTGATATTTCAGATGTTCCATTGTGCCATTCTATTTGACAGTCATCTATATCATATCCTCTTACAACTACTTCAGCAGATGTATTTATAGCTTTTATTGCATCAGTTATTTGTATTGTCATGATTGAATTTCCTGAAGTATAATTGTACTTTTATTAGTGGTTGAACTGTTAGTTTGAAAATTTAAGGTATGACTATTAGCTGTATTTCTAACAGCACCTTGAGTTTTGTAAGTAACAGCAGATGTTGTACTTGGACTATCAAGCATCATAAAGTTATTCCAATAAGAAAGGTACATGGCTTGGGTTGTACCTAAAGCAAAATAAGTATGTAATCCACCAGTTGCATCTGAGTACCCTTGATTTATCATAGTGCTATCTCTCATTAGTCTTATTCCTGCTTGTAAATCTCCACCACCACTTCTAAAATTGTAAACTGATTGATTTATAAATATCGCTATTTTGTTGCTAGAAGATGTTGGGGTTATAGAAGCTGTCAATCCACTATCAGTAAATGTAGTGGATGTAATAGATACTTGTGTAGTTGTATCTGCTGTTACTGTTTGAATCACACTACCTGCCGACATATTAGCATCAGCAAACTGATTGGTTACAGTTCCAATTCCACTACCTATTACTTTTGTTAATGCCATCTGTTACTCCTAGCTTGGCTTGTTTGCATCGTCTCTTTGTTTGCGTGTCTTATAGTC